GACAATTAAGAGACTTTTGGGAATAAAACCCAAAAAACATGAAATGAACAACACTAAGTTCAAATGGAACAATGAATACTCTTTTCATCCAGCAATAGATGAAGCTCTCCATCCCCCTAGACAAAAAGACAAAAATGATGTAGAATGAAATTATGACTTTAACCACATTTTCTAAAAAAATAAAGAAGGACACTTCTAAATCACACTCAATGGCAGAGAATACAGGGTTCGTCACGAACTTTCTCGCTGGTGTGGTAAGTAAAGAGAGTTACAAACAACTCATTGCAGATTTTTACTTTATATACACTGCTCTTGAAGAACAGGTAGAAAAATTTAAAGATGATCCTTTCATTGCACCTATAGCATTTGATGAACTCAAACGTGTGCCTGCTCTGGAGAAGGATTGTGAATTCTATTGGGGTGTAAATTGGAGAAGTATTATTGCTCCTACAGATGCCTGTAAGAATTACGTTGCGAGACTAAAAAAGATAAATGCCAAGTTCTTAGTAGGACATCATTATACACGTTACCTCGGTGACTTATCTGGTGGCCAAATATTGAAGAATATTGCAAATAAATCAATGAATCTGAATGGAGAAGGACTCGCTTTCTATGAATTCGAGAATATCTCTAGTGCAGGCCATTTCAAAAATAGGTATAGAACCGCCTTGGATAATCTTCCTATCACATGGTCTGATGGTGAATTGATTATCAATGAAGCAAACTATGCTTTCAAATTGAACATGGACGTTTTTGATGAAATTGGTGCAAGTAGACCATTTCCTTTATTGTCAACCATGAGAGGACTTTTCCAGTTGACATGGGGAGCAATCCGATCTAAAAAATGACATTCTTCTTGATTATCTTTACGAATCTGATTCTTTATGTTATATTAAGAATACACTTAGTTCGTAAGTTTCGTACATCTTATTCAATTTACTTGAAAGATGAGAAAGGTAATAGGCAAACTCTTGCCCATACCATTGCATATCTCTTAGAACAGACAGATATACAGAACAGAAAGATCAACTATCTTGTCGAAGAATCAGAGAAGCAATGGTTGACCATTGAACAAGTGAAGGTTGTAACAGGTGCCGATAAATACTGCACTGAACACCCAGAAAAACCACCAAAACTAGGACTATGAGAGATCAAGCATCAGTAGGAGATGAAACTCCAGAAATAAAGTATGATAGAGCATTATCTCTATTTACAGAATCAGTTTTAGCACCAGATCATCAACTGAGAGGATGTGCTCATAATCAAGGTTGCTATGATGAACTGATGGAGATCAGAGAACATGTCTTAGAATATCTCAAGACACTAAGAGAAGTTACACATCATACAAATGCAGATGAAAGCGATGAGATAGAAACTGCAAAACTGATACAAGCAAAGTCCAGATGACCTTACTTGAGAAACAACTCTTGATCGTCAGAAAGTTAAGAGAATCTTTAAGTGAGGAAACCAGAGCGTATTTTTACCTATCTCCTATGCTAAATAGTAAAATAACGATACGAAAAAATACAAGATGTGTGTTGAATCTCAAAGAAAAACAGCAAAAAGGTTAATAAAAGTTGCAAAAAAGTTTCCAACCCTCTATAGTAGAGAAGACGTACTCTACGCCAAACTTATTAAAAAAGCGAACAAACAACCAAAACATGAAAATCTTTCTTGATACTGCCGTATACGAAGACATTGAAAAAGCAAATCAAACAGGTCTTATTGACGGTGTGACAACAAATCCATCACTCATACTTAAAAGTGGTGGAGATCCAGTAGAAACAATTAAAAAGATATCGGGAGACTTCCCATTTTTTGAATCCATATCAGCAGAGGTGGTTGCAGAAGAAGCCATGCAGATGGTGGAACAAGCACAAGCATTCAAAGATATGCAGAACGTGACTATCAAAGTGCCACTAACAGTAGAAGGTTTGAAGGCATGTAAGTTATTGAGTAGTGATGGATTCACAGTAAACGTAACACTATGTTTCTCAGTTGCACAGGCAATACTGGCATCAAAGGCAGGAGCTACATATATTTCACCATTTGTAGGAAGAGTTGATGATAATTCATTTGATGGTTTAGGGTTAGTGAAGGACATTGCGAAACTATATAGAGAACACCTATCAAGGACGCAAGTTCTTGCTGCATCTCTTAGAAATGTGAAAGATGTTGCAGATTGTTTCTCAGTGGGAGCAGACGTTGTTACCATGCCCCCTGCTATATTTGGCAAGATGTACAACCACATTCTAACCGACAAGGGATTGCAATTATTCCAAGACGATTGGAACTCTATCAAGAAAGACTAATGGCACTATCAGAACAAACCTCAGAAAGTCTCAAGAAGGCAGAAGTCCATCTTCGTGACGCACTTGCGTTTGCAGCAAGAGTAGAGAAACCTTACATTGTAAGAGAACTAGGTAGTATCATATCTCACTTGGATAACATCCAAGGAACAGAGACCTTGTTTGACAAGATGACTACCGCTATTGATAGAATGGAAAAGGAACAAGAGACGGATGAATGACTTAAGGTATCGTGATGAACGTATGGCATTACGCCAACAAGCATTTCTTTCTTTAAAACAATACAACACTCTCGAAAATGTCCGTAACCTCTACGAATTCTGCCACTTATGGGTATCGCAAGGTAAAACCGATACCAGAGGAATCGAAGAAAGTTTTCTTAGATACTGCGAAAACTATAGCAATCCGTAAGGGTTCTATTGCAAGACTCGGCCACATAGAGGGTCGGGTTCTTTTTGTAGGTGACAAACCCCATAGAGGTTTAGATGGTAGAAAACTATCTGCATACCTTACAATATGTTTTAATGAAGTCTCTCACGGTGCTATATGTGTTTTTGAGCACGAGTGGGGAGAAGTCGAAGTAATTAAGTACTAATTATGTTTACAATTTACGGAAAAAAAGAATGCCCTCGATGTTATCAGGTAAAAACAGTCTTTGAGATGTTAGGTAGACCTTATGTGTATAAGGAACTAGACAAAGACTATACCACAGAGGAATTTGAAGCTAAGTTCCCCAATGTCATTGCTTTACCTCAAATAATGATGGATGATAAGGTTATTGGTGATGCAAATCAAACCTTAAAATATCTAAAAGAACATAGGATTTAAAGTAATGATACCTAGTGACATGGACATAAATAAAGGCATAGAACTTATACTCAGAGGAGAGAGGAAGCCCAAACCAAAACAAACACCAAAGTTCTTCGATATTAAACTCTCCCTCTTTGGTAGGGAATTTAGACTATCGTTGGATATAAAAAAGAAAACCAGTAATTAGCCTTGGGAGGAATCCAATGGAAACAACAGTAATTCTTGTAATATTCAGTATGATGTGCTTTACATTTTTGGTATTAGGTGGTATAATTGGCTGGTTAGCCCAACAAAACAATTACGTCAATATGCAAAATCAGGGTGTATATCCACATCCTGAGATGTATGATGAAAATGGGAATCTTATTCCCGATGAAATAGTAGCCTTGAGGTTTGAAAATCCAAATGACAACAGCGAAGAAGACGACGAAGACTAGATCCGCAACTAGGAGAAAACCTTCGACTCGTAAAACAACAACAAAACCAAGGACGGTGACAGTTAAAAAAAGAGAACTGCCACCTAATCCTTTGGTTCATGAGATCTTAGAAGCAGTCGATTCCGAGAAAGTCAAAGCTAAGAAGTTAGATATTCTTCGTACTCATGGAGATGACTCTTTCAAAATGGTAATGATTTGGAACTTTGATGAAACTGTAGTTTCTATGTTACCAGATGGTCCTGTTCCATATCAACCTGTAGAGGGTGATGTTCAAGCGAATAGAGAACAAGGTATTCCACAGAGAACTACCATTCGTAATTCTGCAAGACAGTTCTATAGATTTGTTAAAGGTGGTGACGATGCTTTGAATAAAATCAAAAGAGAGAGTATATTCATTAATATTCTCCAAACATTGCCACAACCAGAAGCAGAGATCCTTATCCTAGTCAAGGACAAGATACTTACTAGTAAGTATAATATCACTAAGGAATTAGTGGCAGAAGCATATCCAGAAATTACTTGGGGGAACAGAAGTTGAAAATCATTCACGAAGACTGCGATCCAAAATTAGCAGAGAATCCTAAATTACCATACACAGCATATCTTGTTGAGTATGAGAAGGATGGAAAGACCTGTTATGACATAACCTTATGTCAAAAGACAGTGGAAATGTTCGATCATTATTATGACAAGTACAAAACAAATCTGAGAGGTTGGAAACAAGCAGAGGGGAGAATATCTCCTAAACTTTGGGATGAGGACATGCTCAACCCAGATAAGAAAAAAACTTCATCTAAAAAGCCAAATCAAAAACGTAAATGATTAATCCTATGAGTGTTGTGAAAAACGTAAGAACTGTTTACAGCAGATTTTACCAAGAGAACATCAAAGAAGTTGAGGTTCAATTCGGAGATGAGAACCCTGCATGGATTCCTTATGATACTTTGTTAGGTATGATGAACTTCGAGGGGGACATTTTAAATGGGTGAGTATAGTGGTTCATCTCCTATGGGAGATGGCAGAAATGTCGCTGGTAGTAAATACTCTGGTGATGCCAAGGAAGGTAAGGTCGAGATTAATAAAGAAGAATACAAGAAGGTATTGAAGAAATATAAAAAGATAAAGAAGTATATGAGATCAAACTTGTTTGAGATCAAACTTATGGACGGAACTGAAAAGGTAGTCTCTAAACTAGAGAAAGAAGCTCGTGAAATTAAAGATAATTGATGATTTTCTAAAACCAGAAGATTTTAAGACTCTCCAGACAAATATGATGGAGAATTCTGATTTTTTATGGCAATTCGGAAAGGGTGTAAATACACCTGATGATGGATACCATCAATTTTGTCATGTATTCTATGCTCAGTTTGAACCTAGAAGTCCACACTTCTTTAGTCTTATGCCTATCATTAATGAGTTGCAACCCATCTCAATAGTGAGGATAAAGGCTAATATGAATATGAGAACGCCTGAAAGGCAAGAATATGATTTACATACAGATGTTGACGATTGCATCACTTCTATCTACTATGTAAATAGTAATGATGGTTATACTCGATTTGAAGATGGTACAAAGGTTGACAGTGTGGCTAATCGTATGGTAGTATTTAATTCAAATACCAAACATGCTGGATGCTCTCCAACTGATGAACTTCGTAGGTGTGTGATTAATTTTAATTATTTTATTTGATATGGACAAAAACCATTTAAAACTTATCATTAAAAACTTGAAAACTGTTATTGAGGAGTTGGAAGCAGAAGTTTATTCTGATCCTAA